AATACAATGATAAAAAAATTAGATGTTAAAAAAAGTTATATAGTTCAATATAATGATAAAAAAATTAGTTGTTAAAAAAAGTTATATAGTTCAATATAATGATAAAAAAATTAGTTGTTAAAAAAAGTTATATAGTTCAATACAATGATAAAAAGTTATATAGTTCAATACAATGAAATAATAACATAATAATTGAATAATATATTATCATCAATAAATAAAAAATGTCTGCAATTGTAATTACTATATATTCTCTATGTTGTATTGGTTTTTTGGTTCTATTAGTGGGATCACTAGGATATGAAGTATATTCAGGAAATCATTTAATAGTTCCAATAAGAATAATATCTGTTGAAACAACATTAAATGAGACATATTATAATTATGTGTTTATAGATAAATTTGTATGTATGTATGATACAATAACATCTATTTCTTGTATTGAAAATTGTCCTAATTATAATGTTAGTGATATAGTTAATGTTTATTGTGATTGTCTTAATAAAAAATGTATGTTATATAGTAATGTAGATATTATTAAGACTTGGCAAATGATATGTATAATAATAGGTGCTATATTATGTTGTATATGTATGTTAATGAGTTCAGTTATACAATGTTGTAATAAATAATACAGATTATAAAATATTATAATATAATGGACAATATATTAATTATAAAAAATAGTGAATATAAAGTTGAAAAATTATGGAAAGAACATAAAAAAGATAAAAATGTTGATTCTAATGGTGATAAATTTCCTTATCCTATTACAAATAAAACAATATGGTCTAACAAAAAAGATGTAATTGAAAGATTAGTTTTGATACATACTTATTTGGATATGAAAAAAAAATATGAAAAATATGATGAACCTAAAGATTGTCTAATTTGTGGAGAAAAAGATGTTTCTACAAAAAGATATATATATAAGAAAGTTATTTGGGAAGATGGTTTGAAACATTATGTAGAATCACATAATATTGAACCTACAAATGAATTTAAAAAATTTATATTTAATTATGACAATATAGATAGATTAATAAAAAATAAAAAAAATATAGGTTTAACATTAAATCGTATTACAAAAAAAAACAAGGAATATGTAATGATAGACAAAAATCAACTATTAATTTTAGATGCATTAATGATTCACGGTGGTGTGACAAAAAAATATATAAATGACAATTCAATGGTATATTCAGAACATGCAGGTTTATTAGATTTTGAACAACACGTATTATCAAAAATATTAGTATCAGGTAAAACAACAAGAATAGATGAGGGTGATAGTGATATATTTATGCCAATGGTTATGGAAGAAATGTTAGAATATGAATATATATTTCACACACACCCACCAACACCAAAAATAGGAGGGAGAGCAAAAGACGGTATATTATATGAATTTCCTAGTATCAGTGATATATATCATTTTATAGATCATTATAATGATGGTAAAACACTAGGTTCTTTAGTTATTTCTGCAGAAGGATTATATAATATTAGAAAAACAGATATAGAACATAAAAAAATTAAAATAGATGAAGATAAATTATATAAAAAATATAATAGAACATTTAACAATATACAAAATGAAGCTATAAAAAAATATGGAACTAATTTTAATAATGTTAAATTTTATAGAAATATAGCACAAAATACAACATATATTGATACATTAAACAGTGCTATAAGTGAATTTAATTTAATTATTGATTTTTATCCAAGAAAACAAGATGAAAATGGTAATTGGTATATAGATACGGTATTTTTAGTTTTTTATGATAAATAAAAATATTATATATAGTATGTTTATATTTAACAATGGCTGAAAAACAAGATGTTGCACAAAATCATCATCACAATCCTCATCACAATCCTCATCACAATCCTCATCACACGCCTCATCACAATCCTCATCACAAACCTCATAGGTGGTGGAATTGGAACTGGCCATGGTCTAGACAACCAGTTGTTTATGATCCTTATTATCAACCATATTACACAACACCATGGACATTCAAAGAAACAATGGCATTCTTTATTAGTTTTTTTGTAATATTTGGTATATTGTATTTGATTTACTATTTAACAAAAACAGATAATGATGTTATGATTAACAAAGATTGGGATGAACTAAAAAATATGCCATCATTTTGGTTGACAATTATTTTTGGTTTAAGTATTTTATTTGGTTTTGGTGTATTTGGTATTATTGCATTTATTATATCAGGATCAATATTAGTATCAAAACTGATTTAGATATTTTTGACTAACAATATATAAAAAATAATTTATTTCATATAATAAAACATATTTTTATAAACAATTAATATAAATGACAGAAAGAAATGGAAAAATATATATATTATCTGTTTTTGTACATGTGTTATTAATTGTGTTAGTATTGTTTTTGATTTATTATTTAATGAAAACAAACAAAGATTTGGATGAACTAAGAAATATGCCATTATTTTGGTTGACAATTGTTATTGGATTAATTTTCATATATGACATAGTATGTTGGATAATAAGATGTAGAATGTATGATTTTTGTGGTTTTCAGAGTCTATTTTTTTTAGATTATGGAATAAAGATTTCAATATATATTGGATTTGTATTTTTTATATCAGTAGCATTATTAGCATCAAAATTGAGTTAGATATTTTTGACCAACAATATATAAAAAATAATTTATTTTATATAACAAAACATATTTTTCTAAACAATTAATATAAATGTCAAGTGTTGAAAGAAATACAGAAACATATATTATTTTACTTGTTTTTGTAGGTGTATTCGTATTAGTGTATTTGTTATATGATCATTATTCTACAAAAACATCATCTGTTAGACATACTCCTCAATCTAAACAGGTTATGCCTGCAAACATTAACTTAAGTGTTCAAAAAACACCTCATTTGTTAGAAGGTATTGATATTAATGCTGATGATCACGGTTCATCTATTGGTGGTCAAATTAATAGAAAAGATTATGAAACCCTTATTTTTGATAGCACTACTGGTTCTATTATGACAGGGTCTCAATTTATGGATAACACTGGTATTATAACATCACCATGGGTTCCTCCTGCATGGTCTCCAGATATGAAAGGACCTTCAGCAAGTGGAGTACTTAATGAGTCTGATTTTGATGAAGACCCACGAATGATTTATAACAAATGCTCTAGTTCTTGTTGCAGTCCACAGTATCCAACACCATTTAAACCTGAATATGACCCATTTGTGTGCGACAAAAATGGTAAAAATATGTATAATTCATCAAGTCATACTTGTAGAAACGAGACTGGTGGAAAAGGATGTCTATGTGTTAGTGATAGACAGATAGCAAAACATTACGTTTAAAAACGTGATGTTTTTTAGATATTACGTTTATAAAATATTACGTTTAAAAAATGTGATGTTTTTTAGACATAACGTTTAAAAAAATTATTCTTTATCATCTTATGTGTCCTAACATTTTATATATTTTAAGTATAACATATATAATGGACGAATTAACGAAACTCTTAAAAAAAGAACCTTGTTATGAAAATCATATAGTTGCCATTAAACAAATATATGAAGAACATCTTTATTCTATTCTGATACCCGAAATATATGATGGTATTTTATCAATTTATAAAAAGTCAATTGTGTTAGAAAAAGAATTTAACGATGCAACTAAAAACAATCCAGATATTGAACCTCAAAGTGTGTTAATTATTTTTCAGAAATGTTTGAAGAAAATACCTTCTATGAATACTCACGAAATGAAACAAGAATATGAAAGAATAAAATCAGTTTCAAAATGTGCAGACATATTTGATGATATTATAAAAGCAGTCATTAAAGCTAACATAACATTGCTAACATATAATATTGACAGTAAAAGACAAAATCTATTACAAACCAGATATCACGAAAATGTTATTATCCACGATTTTATTCATTCGTGTTATATCCATTCAGCAAGAATGTTTTTTACACGTTCTGAATTGTTTTATCATAAATATGAACCTATAATGTTAAACAATAATAAAAGATCTTGTCATTTAATTATTAAAGGTGCTATAAATGATGGGATTAGAGAAATGTTGCCTATGAAAGACATATTATTAGAATACAATTCACATAAATATGAACAGAAAAATATATGTGAAAAATGTAATGAAAGTATGGTTGGTGGAGTAAATATATTAGAAGACAATTATGTTCCAGAAGAAACAATTGTAAAAGATGTTGAAAATATTGGAAATATTGAAAATGTTGAAAATATTGAAGTTATAAATGATGATAAAGATGTTAAAGATGATAAAGATGTTAAAGATGTTAAAGATATAGATATTCCATCTAAAAAATCACCTCAACAAAAAATAGTAGATATTTCATTTATGAATAAGAAAAATAATGCTAGTACATTTTTTCAACCATTGTTACAGAAAAAAGAAGATAAATATGAGGATAATGATAATGATAATGATAATATAAATTTAGATGATATAAAAGTCGTGTAATAATATATATACTATATAATATAGTTATGTTGGATAAACCAGTTATGATTGCAATAGGTTCAACAATTGTTGTATATGGAGTGATGTATTATATATACGAGGAAAAAAGAAAAAAAGAAAATAAAAAAACAATAACATATAAAAACGAAACTGTTATTTTAACTTCTTTAATTGCAGGTTTAGTTTCTTGGTACATTGCTAACAGATATTATTACAAAGAAAACATTACACCTGATATTATTGATGAAAATAAACAAGTGTTTGATAATATGTTGCAAAGTAGTAGTGTAACTCTATTACATAATTCTAATGAAGAATTTAATGGTGGAAATAATATGTTAGATAAATCTTTAGATAGAACTTTAGATAGAACTTTAGATAGAACTTTAGATAGAACTTTAGATAAATCTTTAGATATAACTTTAGATAGAACTTTAGATAAATCTTTAGATAGAACTTTAGATAAATCTTTAGATAGAACTTTAGATAAATCTTTAGATAGAACTTTAGATAAATCTTTAGATTTTGCACAAATGGGATTAGACATTCCGAACACAGATTTAAAAATTCCTAATGTATTGATAGATTATCGATAAACATTTTATAAATAATATACTATAATATACTATAATGACTGATGAACAGTTTGGTAAATTTCCTATTAGTGAGTTTAGTCTTGATGAGATGTGTGAAGATGCTTCAATCATTTTAATTGCTAAAAGAGGTTCGGGTAAGTCATGGATTACACGTGCCATTATGCATAAATTAGCATACAAACCATTTGGTATAGTTATATCACCTACTGAAAAAGATAATCCATTTTATTCTAAGTTTTTTCCTGATTCATTTATTTATCATAATTATGATACAAAAATTATAACAAAAATTTTAAATAGACAAAGAACTATGTTAAAAAAACAAAGAGACAAAGAAGCAGAAGGTAAAAAAATAGACCCTAGTGGTATTGTTGTTATGGACGATTGTTTGGCATCTAAAGGTGCGTGGGCAAAAGACCCTAATATTGCTGACCTTTTGATGAATGGACGACATCGAAAACTAACATATATTTTAACAATGCAGTTTCCATTAGGTATTTCACCTGAATTGAGAGCTAATTTTGATTACATATTTTTACTTGCTGATGATGTTGTATCTAATTTGAAACGAATTTATGAACACTATGCAGGTATGTTTCCTAATTTTGAATCATTTAGACAAGTCTTTCAACAGTTAACAGAAGATCACGGTGCGATGGTAATCAAAAACAGGGGAGAACGTTCAAGTTTATTAGATAAAATAGGATATTATAAAGCACCAGATTTAAGTGATCGTGATTTTATGTTTGGTTGTAGTCAATTTAAAAAATATCATAAAAATAATTATAATAGTGATTGGGAAGATGATAAATACAAGATTATGAACATAGAACAGATGTTAATTAATAATAAAAAAAATAAAACAAAATTAGATATAAGAAAAATTTCAAAAGATATATAATATATATATATGAGTGATATTGATATTGATATTAATATTAGAAATAAATTATTATTAGATAATAATGTTGATTGTCCAAAAATAACAGATGATGGATATAAAACATTTGGTAGAGGCAATGAAATAAAAATACCAAATAAAAAAAATAATCAAAAGAATTATAGAATTAATGTATTAGTAGATACATTAGACGAGTTTGTAAAAAAAGACACAAATGGTATAAGCAATCTTGAAAAATATACAGAACAATCAATAAATAATGTTGTGAAATGGTCGAAAACAAAAACATCTATAGATAAAAAAGTAGAAATATTTTCTGGTGATTGGGGTGAAATAACATTAGATGTTACAAAAAAATATGGTCACATATATGCTGTTCTAAATATGGCAAATGCTTATACAGTTGGTGGTGGTTATACATCTGGTTCTGGTGCTCAAGAAGAAAATATGTGGAGACGTAGTTCCTGTCATTTTTATGCACCAATTAAATATGAAAAAGAACAAACTGATTTAATAAATGGTGTAAAAGGTTTAGTTGAACTAGATATGAAACCTCGTGTATGTATTAAAGGTAAAGAAAATAAAGGATTAATTGGAGTAGAAGAAATACCTACTGGATATGTTCATCTTGATGAAAAAGATTATTTTCCATTTTGGGAACTAAAAGCGGCTGCAGATAATTTGCGTAATGATGGAAAACCAGATAAACCATATAATAATACTTCAATGGGTAGAAAAATAAAAGCACAGTTTGAAACAATGAAACAAAACAGAGTGAGACATTGTGTATTGAGTGCTTTTGGTTGTGGTGATTTTAGAAATCCATCCGAAAAAGTGGCACAATTATATAAAAAATACATATTAGAATATATAAATTATTTTGATCATATAGTTTTTGCAATATATGATTATAATGGAACTACTAATTACAAAATTTTTGTAGATAATATATTAACAAATGATGTAAAAGGAAATAAAGAATTCATAAAACACGTACAACTTATGCTTCAACATAAAATTTTAAAAAATCTTTATTATTTACAATTATATGATAACACTAATGATGATTTAAAACATAAATTAAATGAAATGTATGATCATATTAATACATTAAATATGTCTGGTGGTAAATATCATAATATGTATATTAAAAATAAAGAAAAATACATAGAGTTAGACAAAAATTGGTACAAAACGTACTTCCTTAATAAACAAAATTATTTGAATTTTGTCAATTCAAGAAACTATTAGCTATCTCAAGCTGTATCTGATACTCTTGGATTTTTTCTACTGCTTTTGTCATCGCTTCTGCAAAAGAAGGTAGTGGTGTCGCCTCCAGAGGTAATGGTGTCACCTCCAGAAGTGGAGGTGGAGGTGGAGGTGGAGTTTGAGGTTGTAGTACCTCTTCTTTAGTCAAACAAAGAGGTACATAAACATCATCGTATAATTTGTGGTAAAATTTTTCCGTAGAAGATTGTCCACGAAGGAATGCATTTAAATTCTTCTCACAACCTTTGCACATTATATGAGAACACCCTGAGTGTGAGCATTTCACAAATTTGCCTGACTTTTCTTCACCACAATTGGAACATTCAATTGGTTCATCACTATCACATTTAATATCCATTTGATGAATGTAGTGACTTGGGTATAATTCTCTTTCCATATCAGGTAACATCTCAGTTTTTTCAGAAATTTTAAACATGTGATTAACACACTTTTGACACGCATCCACATCACATTTTTTACATCCAAACGTCCACTTTGCCATATTGTACATACAAAAGCTGCACAGTTTGTGTTCTCCTTCTTCAATTTCGGATGGGTAATGACGATGGGATATGTCTATTACGAAACCCTTTTTGTTTAACCCGTTTTTGTGGCGTGGGATATCCTTCTTTTTCCTTTTAAGGATTTTCTTTTTTTGTCCGCCCTCTTGCCCGTCAAAAAGCACAAAATATACATATTTTTCATTTTTTTTTTTAGGCATAAATTCATGGTACAGAAGTCCCTGAAGTCCCTGCAAAAACAAAAAGAAAAAAAACATTTTTTTTATTTTTCTCTTTCTTCTTCTTCTTCTTCTTCTTCTTCTTATTTTTTTATTTAAACTATATAATGAATTACTCATATATTATAAAATTTCAATTTTTATCATATAATGGCATTCCATACAAACATCGAAAAAAACACATTAAAAAATACATACTATAGAAAAGTGTTAATGACAACCAAAAATATGCAACTAGTTGTAATGTCATTGAAACCAAAAATAGAAATAGGATTAGAAAAACATACAAAAATAGACCAATTTATTCGCGTAGAGAAAGGAAATGGATTAGCAATCATAACAAATAATAATGATAAAGTTATACAGAAAATTAAATTAGTAGATGGTTCAGCAATTATTATACCCAAAAATACGTGGCATAATATAATAAACACTGGTGATGATAAACTTAAATTATATTCTATATATAGTCCACCAAATCATAAACCAGATACTTTACAAAAAAATAAGAACTAATAATATAAATGAGTTGTTGTAAAACTAATAGTAAAACAAATTGTAGAGAAATGATGGTTTGTAGAAATGGACAAAATGGACAGAAAGGTGATAAAGGTGATAAAGGTGAGAAAGGTGATAAAGGTGATAACGGGGGGGGGGGATTTAATCAATATATATCATACTATGGTAATTATATACAGGTTTTAATGGATATTGGATCACATAAAAAAATATATTTTGGTGCAAAACAAATAAATAATGGTATAGATGGTTATCCTGATAATGATCCATCAAGTTATACAACATTTACAATAAATAATACAGGTATTTATTTGATTAATGGAAGTATAACAGTGTTTATAACAGAGCAACAACAATCAAGTTATGCAGAAGGAGTAATTAATATAATAATAAATGATAATCTACCAGTTCAAATTAGTAGTATCACAAATTTGGGCAATACATTTAATGCAGGAATAGTATTAACTTTCAATATTAATTTGATATATAATTTTAATACTGGTGATAATTTTTATTTTATGTATACAAATATGATAGCAAATTCATTTTATCAAACACCTATTGTATCTATATACCAAATTAATTAAAACAACTAATTCTTACATCTGTGTAATGAAAAACTGATTTATATCCTCTCGTTTTGACATTGTTAAATTGTCAATACTTTCTATCCACGGGTCAGGTTGTTTAAACATTGTTCTAAAAACATCAGATGCTTGTGGTGATAATGATAATTCTTCTTGAAATGTTCTAGGTATGAATTTATAAATTGTTTTTGGTTGAGTACAAACATTATTTTTGTTCATATCCATAACCATCATCATTATACCTATTATAAATACAGTTAATAGAAATGTTTTAAACATATATATTTATAAACTACATATTTATAAATAAACAGAAAAAATAAATTATTGTTTATTATCTACATATTGTTTCATTTTGTTGATATTGTCTGTAGAAATAGAAGTATTAGTAGAAGTATTAGTAGAAGTATTAGTAGAAGTATTAGTAGAAGTATTAGTAAAAGTATTTGTAGAACTTGTTGCAGAACTTGTTGCAGAACTAGTTGCAGAACTAGTTGCAGAACTTGTTGCTTCTTTCTTTTCTTGTAATTTCTTTCTTAATTTGTCCATTTGTTTTTGAAAAATAGCATCACGACCTTTTGTTTTTTGACTGCTAGTTAGACTGCTAGTTTGACTACTCGTTTGACTACTAGTTTGACTACTCGTTTGACTACTAGTTAGACCACTATCTAGACTATTTTGTACAGGACTATCATTTTGTTCAAGATTGTTATTTTGTTCAGTACCATTATCTAAATTATCATTTAATGTTCCATTTTTTTCTCTCTCGTGTTTTTCTAAAACATTGTTGGCTGCATTTGTTTTTGTAAGTTCTTTCTTTCTCATTTCTTGACCTTTGTTTTTCTTTTCGATTGACTCTTTATATTTTCCTGCAAGTTTGTTCATTTCTTCCAATCTTTGTTTATTTTGCGTGTCTAGAATTTGTTGGTATTTTTCATTAGATGAAACTTCTTTTTCGATTCGTGTGATAGGCGGGTCAAAGTCTAACCATTTACCTGTTTCACCTGCTAAAATCTTAAAATATTCATCGTGTTTTTCTAATTTTTCGGCATATTTTTTGGCTTCTTCTAATGTTGGAAATGCACCTCTAAATTTAACAGCACGAACTTTACAATTCATAATACCTTCAGGTGACATAAATGATAATAAACAATATTTTTGTGCTTCAATAACAGGGTCTGCAGTTAAATTAGATGCATCAACAACAGTATATCTAGACAAATCTTCTTTTTTTTCAAATTCTTCATCAGATGAAGTATCTACATTATTAAAAAAACTGTTGCTCATTGTAATATTTTATATTTATATATTTTATAGATATGAAATAACACACATTAAAATTTCCAATCTGGATCAGAACAAATTTGTAACCAAATGGATTCTTGTTCTTTCATTTTTATTTGACTTTTTAATAATTTAAAATGGTTAGCAATTTCTTCTTTACCAATCATAATAAAGATTTTATGTAGAATAAAAGTATATTTAATAAAATTATGTCTATTATATGGTTTATATTTTTCTTCATATAATTCTTCTGCTTTACAGAATATTTTGATAATTAATTCGTGCTGTTCTCTTGTTATTGTTTGTGGTTTTGTATTTGTCATTTTACAATAGATAAAATAAACATATTCATAATAGGAACTTAATCTATGTTTGTGTAACATTTTTTCTATAAAATCAATACTTATATCAGACATTTTCATATTGTGTTTAAATAGTTCATCCTTGATAATATTATAAACAGACGAAGGAATATTAATATTTCCTTTACATAAGAACTGGTTTAATTTCTCTATACAATGACCTATTCTTTTATATGGATATTTAGGTTTTTCTGTAAAATTTTCTCTATTTGTAGGAACATCTGATTCTATGAATATAACATCACTTTCACCACATTTAGAACAAGTTATAATTGAATCATTATATATAATAATTTTATCAATATTACATTTTTTACATTTTTTAATAACATTTGTTTTTACTTTAGTACATGCATAATCTTTATCTACCATCATTAGATATTCATTTTGTAAAGTAGCTTTACATATATTATCTTTTTTTATTTTATCTTCTTCTTCAATAATACTAATATCTTTTACATAACTCAAAATATTTTTTTCAGGTTCCTCTGTAAATGTAGTTCTTTTTTTAACAGGTTTTTTGTCTTTCTTTTTTTTATTTAGATTAGTTAGTTCTAATAGTTCATTACTTATTTTAATTTTTGATGTTTCTTCATTAGAAATATTGATTGTATTTTTCGGTTCATCTGTAAATTTTCCATATAACATCCCATTAGTAATATCATAATATTGAAATAATACCTCACCTATTTTACCATAATAATTTACTTCAGATATATGATTTTCAGTATTTTTAATATCGTTTTCTAAATTATTTATATTTTTTTTGAGTTCATTTATTTTACTGAAATTATTAAAAACAACATTTTGTGTTAATTCATTTAATTTGTCTTTCATATTATTTAACTGTGTTTTTTTGACAATTACATTTTCATTTTCTTTTTTAAACTTATCAATATACTCACGATGTGTTTCGTCAATTGTTCTTGTGTTTTGGATAAAAATATGTTTGTCAGGTTTGTATTTGTAATCAGCAACAGACATTAATATTTTTAAATATATGTTAATTCTTTATGATATTACAAAATGCGTTAAAAAATAAATGATTATTTATCAACGATATATGTAAAAGGACATATAGTAAAATATATATCGAGTTTATATAAATTATAAATTATTAATAACATATAAAAAATAAAAAATAATAAAAAATTATTTTCTAAATTGATAATATAATTCACAATGTCCGGAGGAGCACTTATCAGTCTAGTCGCAAATGGAGCCCAAGATGTATATCTTACTGGTGATCCCAGTATTACTTTTTTTAAGGTTATTTACCGTCGTCATACTAACTTTGCTCTAGAAGCAATTGAACAATCGTACGAAGGACGTTCTTTTGGTCGTCATACTACTATTATTCAACGTAACGGTGACTTAATGACTAAAACTGCAGTTCGTGTAAGACTTCCTGCAGTTCGTTCAGATGTTGTTGGTAACAAACTTAATAAAATCGCATATGTTCGTCGTTTGGGACATGCTCTTATCCAACACGCTGAATTATTCGTTGGTGGTATGAGTATTGATAAACAATATGGAACATGGATGGATATCTGGTATGAACTTACTCATACTCAAGAACAAGAACGTGGATACAATGAATTAATTGGTGATGTTGATGAACTCACTACTCTTACCGGTAAGGAAGCAGATGATGGACGTTCTGAAGTTCTTCTTCCTGCTGCAGAACTTCTGATCCCCCTTCAGTTCTGGTTCTGTCAGAATTATGGTCTGGCACTTCCTCTGATTGCTCTTCAATATCATGAAGTTCGTTTAGATTTATATCTTTCTCCCATCGAAAAACTGATGGTCTATACTGGTGAAGCTCCTAATCTGAGCAACTACACTCTTGCTGACCTTGGACTTTTGATTGACTATGTCTATCTCGAAAGTTCCGAACGACGCAAATATGCTCAACTTGCTCACGAATATCTGTTCTCACAAATTCAATTTACCGGTGCTGAAAACGTGTATAGCAATGGTGGTACTCAATCAATTAACCAAAAGGTTAAAATTAACTACAATCATCCTACCAAGGAACTCATCTGGGCACTTAAATTAGGTGCTTTTAGTGGTAAAGGAAACAAGAGTCAATTTGCTGGTGGTCGTGGTCGTTTCTTGTGCTATACCAATGATGATAGCGCATGGAAAACTGCAGCACTTGATTATGCAGCAAAGAACCTTGTTGAAGGATGTGTGTTTATTAATCCTCCATGCATTAGTGATGATCATGGATGCATTGAAGGACGTCGTGTTCACAGAGTAGAAAGTGAAGAAGATAATGATGGACACCGTGTTGCAGTAAATCTTATTAATCACGATGTTTCATGCTTATCTAGTTGCGGTACTTCTTCTTGTAGTAGTACCACTGAACCTTGTATGGATGATATCAACAACACCGATATTAAGGTATATGTATACGATACTCTTCTGTGTGATGATTTTACTCTTCTAGGTAATGACACCTTTGAAATGTTCGACCTTATCGACTCTGCTGTTGTAGAAGTCAAACATACCAACGGATGTAATGTGTCTATTAACTGTGTTGAAGTTAAACATCGCCTTAACCTCAACGATGTGTCCGTTCCTATTGAAGATTTTTCATATGACTATCGCTCTGCAAATGATAGTAGCCGTTGTGTCCACCGTGATGTTACTGTTACCCAACCTAACAACTATGGTCTGCGTCTTGATGGACGTGGAAACCCTGTTATGCATGGTAATATCCAACTCAATGGACACAAACGTATTGAAACCAAGTCTGGAAACTACTTCAACTATTACCAACCAAATAACCATCACACCAGAACACCAGCCGATGGTATTAACGTGTATTCTTTTGCTCTGTCTCCTGAAAAGCACCAACCATCCGGAACCACCAACTTGAGTCGTATTGATAACACCATTCTTGATATCACTCTTGGTGACCGTCTCCGTGAAAACTCGGCACTTAAACTTGACTATGCCAAGGACACTGAATTGTACATCTATGGATACTCTTACAATATTTTACGTGTTATGAGCGGTATGGGTGGCGTTGCATATTCGAGTTAATTTTTCACGATGTTGCGTATATTGTCTGATAATATTTTTATATTCGTGTGTGGATTGGTATATATTTATAAATAAAATTTTATTAAATTAAACTTTAATAATGTTTTTCATTAATTGTTTATTAAATACGTCTTCAACGTGTTGT